GGGACATAAGTCCTCACGGTGAAATTGGCGTTCGTGACTCCGCCTCGGATACACATATAGAACGATCCGGAGCCGGGCACGTCTTCGAGATTGCCAGTTGCCGGATTGAAAGTCTGCTCCGTGATAAGCATGATCGTGCCAACTGGCACGCCGACGCCGGCAGCCCAATTGCCGATGTCAGACGGCGCACTGGTACCGAGAGACGCCCAAATTACAGAGCCATCCGCCGTCTGTTCGCCGGGGATGTCGCTGAAGGTAGGCTCTGTCGCTCCGGCGACGCCGCCCTGAATCGCGATCTGGTAAGCGAGACCTCCCGGTTGAGTAGGGTTGTTGGGGAAGATCACGGTTGCGATAGGGACGCTCTGTGACTTATGGACGGTCCAGTTGGTGACCTTCAGGTATGGCTTGCCGAGATCGACGCCATTGATAGTGAGCAGCTCGGTGTCCTGATCAACGGTCGGGTCCGCTAGGATCGACTGCACATTGGCAACAACGTCGAACGCCAGAAGCTCGGAATATGAACGCTCCGTATCATAGCGGAGCGTCATTGAGGCCGATAGATACCACGCCGGCACGATCATGCCGGTGACCGAAACTTGAGCCGGGATGTTCTGCGGTGGATCGCTATCCGGAAAGCAGACGCCACTGACAAGATATTCGGTGAGTACACACGACAACGGGTTGGGCGAAAGCAGCGCCGGCCCGGAAGATTGGGTAGAGGCTGACTCAGTAGAGCATTGTCCCTTATCCGGGTCCGGATTCGTCCATGAGGACTGATAGTTGGTCGTCGGCGTCTGCGCCACGTGATAGATATCGTCCACGAAGCTCGTCTCTACCGTGTAGCCGCCGCCGAGCCCGGCGCCGGCCTTGGGCCAGTCGCTCATGAAAGATTCGCCGGTATAGGATGCGACGCTGACGGCGGGCACACTGAAGTATCCGGCGAAGCGCTGCGTCCACTTCACCGAAGCCTCGACGCGAACGTTAACGAGCGGAGGAGCGCCGATCTGAAGATCGACACTATCGTAAAATGCGTTGTTCTGATCGAAGGTGACCGTCCCGTCCTCGCCGTCTAGCACGTCGGAGGTCGTCGTTGCGCGTGTGAGACGATCTGTATGCCACAACGCTGAATAGCCTTCGAGGATGCTATCTGGGTCATCCTGATGCGCCACGTCGAGGAAGAACTGATCGTAGTAGGGTGCAACTTTCAGGGTCTCGGCGAGCGCCTGTTTGTCAGAAATGAAGGTCGGCGACCGAGCGATAAACTGGAGCGAAACCAATTCTTTGAACAGGCCGCTCGGGACGCCGACGAGGCGGCCGAAGAACAGCGGCTGTACCGTGCCGGCGTTGTCCCATGCAAACCATGCATCGAGCCGGCGGCCGGCGTTGAGCAGGCCGACCCGGGGATTCTTGATCGTGATGTCGAGGGTCGGAATTTGCCCTTCCTCGTGATTGATCTTGAACGAGTAGACGTTCTCGTCGAACACATTCATCGTGCTCGCATTGAAGGTCGTCTCGGTCGGAAGCGCCCAATAGAAATAGAACATCAGACTTCCTCAAGCTCCAGATTCCAACTGTTCTTGCGCGCCCACTCGTCGAGGGCCTGATCAGGCTGGCGCACGAGCATGGTTAGCGACGGGCGATAGAACACCATGCCGTTCTCTGTGTAGGATGAACCCGATACCACGTTGCGCGCGGGCGATCCGGCGCGGCCGACCGGATAGCACAGATAAACCGCGCAATCCACGATTACTTCCATGCCCGGCCAGATTCCATCAAAGGGCGGCGCCTCGACTTCGTCCGGAACGCTGATCTTGCTCGTATACTTCCGGAATTGCGTCGCGCTGATGTCCGTCAGCGTGCCGTTAATCGTGCGCTCCATTTGCTGAGCTGCGGCGATCGGCGCGAGCGTCTGCGTCAACCCGCGCGCCTGATAGATCAGGTTGCCGAAGCTGGAAATCGTCAGGAGCGTATCGGCGCCCGCCGGGAGTACGCCTTCGGGAGGAGGACTGAGCGACATGCTACTTCACCCATGATGGTTGGCGGCCGGTCGCGCTGACTTGGCGCGATGTAGCGTAGTTCTGGAGATCGTTGATCGTGCTGGCCGGACCTCGGAGACCGCTGAAGGTCTTCTCGCCGATCGTAAGATTGAGCGCGCGGGACGCCTGCACATTGCCGCTGCTCATGCGCGCCGGAGTGCCGACGAGACCGCCGCTCGCGAAGGCCGGCATCATCATGCTGTTGATCGCATGCATAAAGCCGACGCCGAATTTCTGCACCGCCGCCGAGCGAATGACAAACTCACCGTCGGACAGCCGAGCCGGAATACTGTCGCTTGTGCTGGTGCCGGGGCCGCGCACATGGCCGCCTGTAGCAGCGTGCAGCTCCGCACCGCTCTCGCTTCCGGATTGCGTACCGCCGCTGTCGGAAGGCGCCTTCGGCGTCCCGTGCGAAAACCAACTCGCGATCTTGTCGGCGATCTTCGAGGCCCAATCGTAGATGCTCTTGAAGAAACCGACGATCGCTTGCACCGCCGCATTATCTTCGATGGCTTGCTTGACCCTATCCCAATTCTCGTAGACAAGAACGATCGCGGCGATGATCGCTCCGATTGCGAGCGGGATAGGGGCGAGCACACCGACGATCGCGGTGATGATCGCGACGATCGCCCCAAACTTCGCTGGCGCGTCCTCGATCGCCTTGATAATTACATTCATGTGTTCCCGGACATAACCGAGCACGAGAATAACGGCGGCAATCGTTGCCGGCACGGCCAGCCACGCGCTCGCGAATGTCGCGACGAGCACGATAAGACCTTCGATGACGGTCTTCATCACTGCTGCCGGAGTCGCATTGAACATATGAGCGATGACATCGACGACTTGTCGCCCTGCGGTAACGATCGCGCCGAAAGCGACGCCGAGTGCAGCGATACCATCGACGAACTGATGCAGGAGCCCGTCGCTGCTACGTAATGATTCGGTGACGGCCTTCAGCATTTCCGTGAAGAACGGCGCTGCACTCGCAGCAAATTCTCGGTTGACGTTATCGATCGCGTTGGTGAGCAGCGTGATAGCGTCACGAAACTCCTTGACATCCTCCTTGGCCTTGTCGCTCGTGAAGGAGAACCCTTTCATCTGCTCTTCGTACTGCTTGAAGCCATCCTTGCCGCGCTCCAAGGCGGCGAGCAGCTCGAATGCGGCGCCGCTAGTCGCGGAGAAACCACGCTGGGAGAGCTGCTGTACGATCGCGAGGCGTGTTTGCGCGTCGATTACATTTGTGGTGTCGTTGTGAAGCACGTCCATCAAGGTTTCCATGACCTTGAGACCGGACGGTGGCAGTTTGTTGCCTTCAGCCGCGAGCGCGATGATCGAGTTGACCATGTTGCGCACGGAGACCTGACTGAAGTCGAAACTGTTGGCGACTTCCTTGTTGCCCTGCACGAGCTGGCCGAGGGCGCTGGAGATCGCCGGAATGTTCTTCAAGGCCACTTGCTGGGCGCGCTCTTCTGCCTCGGCCCGCGCAGTCGTAGCTTCGCTAACCGCCAGCTCTGCCTTCTGCCGGGCAGTCATAGCTTCGTTGACAGCGGTCTGATGCTTCAGTTCCGCGTCGGCCGCCTCCTGCTCAAGCTTCGCCTGCTTCGCCTCAGCCTCGGCTGCATCCTCCTGCTTCTTGCGCAGTGCGTCTGCTTCTGCCTGTCGCGCCTTATCTAGGGCGAGCTGCGCTTGCTTGATCTCCAACGCCTGCTTTTCGGCTGCGGAGACAGGAACACCTTCTGCCTGTCGCAACCGCTGCTCCGCCGCCTCGACGCCGAGATTCGCCGAAGTGACGTTGTTGAGGTCATTGACGATCTGGGCCGAAGCCTCTTGCGCCGCGAACTGGAGCTTTACGAACGCCTCAGCCTGTGCAATAGCCGCGTTCGTGATCGCGCTCTGTGAGCGCTCACCTACCGTCTGGAGATTGTTCTGCGCATCCTGCACACGGAGGGTCGCAGCCACAACACGGTCCTGCGCCTCCTCCTGTTGAATAGAGGCGGTACGGATGTTCTCGGCGATAGTCGGCCACTCACGTGCGATCGTTACCGTCAGTCGCTGAGCGAATTGCTCAAACTGCTTGGTACTGACGCCGGCTTGAGCGAACGCCGCCTCGATACCGTTGATCTGCTCGGTGGTCGCGCCGAATGCCTCGCCGAGGAAATTGGTCTGCTGAATGGCTTCAGTGTTGACATTGACGAAACTCGTCAGCGCGCCGGCAAGACCGACGATAGATGTTGCAGCGAGTGCCGCACCAGTCGCAATGACCGTCAGGCCGCCGGCGCCTTTCTCGGCAGCCTCGGACAACTGTTCGAAAGCCTCGGCACCTTTCTCGCCGATCTCGCTAAATTTGTTGATGACTTCAAGATCGCCATCAAGCAGAACTTTTTGTACGATCTCGTCAAGCTCGGCCATGGCTTCACTTCTTCAGTTGGGCGTCAAAGATTTCGCGGAAGTTTGCCATCACGCTCTTTTGGATGTCAGCGAGATGGAATTTCTTGGGGATCGTAACACTCTCGATGCCGAAATACTTTGGCAGCTTGTCCGCCATCGAGAAGAGCAGCGGATGGTCGCTGTTCTTCGGCTGCACCGAAAAAAGGGCGCCCGGGTAATCACTGGCACGAGTGCCTTCAGCGTCAGTGCCCGAGAGAGGAAGCCATAGGAGGGGCCTGCCTTCGATGACGCCGCCGGTCTCAAACAGCGCGGCACGCGGATCGCCCACTCGCATCGAGATCGCCATGTTCCCGGTCGAGCCGCTGACCGACACATGGACGCTGTCCGCCAGCTCGCCGAAGTTGCCGGCTGCCGTGATGTCGGCTTTTGCCTCTTCTTCGATCATGGACGCCGCCATGTTCGCGGCAGCCGTAAGAGCACGTTTCCATTGCTGGGACGTGCCCTTGAAGTTGGCTTTGACCTTTTTGGCCGGTACCCTATCGACGACGATCCTCACGAAGCTTCCTTCTCCCACTGTGAGAGTTGCTTCTTGATAGCTTGTTCATCGCCGCTTTGGGCGAGGATCATGAGCGACAGCTCGCGGTGACTTTCGAGGTCCTCTCGCCGAGCAATCAAGAAACAGAACGCGGCAATCTGGGACGGAGTCATCCGCCAAACTGCTTCGGCATCGTGGCCGTTCGCGATCAGCTTCTCGATGCCTGCGGCGATTTCATATCCGGGACCTTTCCAGAGCTTGCGGAGGCGGCTGACGCGGCGAGAGCCATGATCCTCTGTGCGAAAGGGCCGAAGCCACTCCGGAAGGTCAGTCGTCCGATAGCCTCAAGGAGGTCCATCTGAATTTCGATCGGCAGGTTGCGGGCGTCGTCCTCGACTTCCTCTTCACCAAAGTGCCCGGTGCCGGAGGCGATGATCGCCGAGATGACATCCGGGGCAGCCTTGATGATGTCGTTGAATTTGACGCCGCCGCCGGCCATAG